TTTGCGTAGCGCGCCAAGGGTAATCCCACGCACGCGCCTTGCGAAATTATTTACCAGATAGGAAGGACAGAGTTGAACCTATGGCGCTTTGTAGTATAGCGCATTATCCAAGTCTCTTACGGCGTTACATATGCCACTAATGGCAAGTGCTACGGTGTTGTTTCTTGCAGCGCCAAGCCATAGGCTCAACTCTGCCCTTCGAATCTTGCGCCCCCGGTGCTACCGCGAGGTTAAACTGTGTAAAGAACAAGGCTGCCTTTGGCAACCGCTGTAGCCTGCGTGGGGAGTTGCTATCCCCCCCACACCGCCACCCATAAGGGGCGGGCACCGGGGTATCCCTGACTCCGGGGTACCTTTGCCCTTTGACACACCGCTATATAGTTAAGGACCGAGATAGCACCCCACCGAGGTTAGTAACAGGTGTAACGAAAATGAGGTGAAGCCGAAATGAAACCCAGGCCAAGTCTAACGGTGCCGGCCAGCGGCATAAACGGAACTCGCTCGGAAATCTTGAAAGACACGTTGCAGGCACGGGGATAAGGTGGCATGTTCAGGGCATGGATGCAATAGGCAATGAAAAGAAAAACGAGAAGGGCGTGACGCGCCGCGCGGCAAAGAAATCTAGCTCAGCGGCGTTTAGCCTCGCTGTGCGAGAGATGCTTGTCTCCCAGGTTCCGGTGAAACCGTAATCCCCTCTATGGCTGAAATCCGTCCATTTGGTTTTGTGCAAGTCGGAGAGGTCGGAGGCCTGCGCTCTGAGACCTTAGGTGCCTCTGCGCTGAGCGCTGAAGCTCTTACCTCGAACCGATTGCATGGCAAGGAACAAGCGGCGAGTGATATTATTGTCGACGAAGAAAAGCCTTGGCATAAGCATCTGGCCAAGTATCTCGCGCTCGGTATGTCTCAGCGTGACGCTGCCAAGATGTGTGATTGCTCCGAAGCCCAAGTCGGTCGCCTGCTTCGAACCCCTTGGTTCCAAGAGCGCCTGGACGAGGCCATGTCTTCCGAAGGCTCCGATATTCTCTCGCTTTTTAAAGGAGCCTCGACCAAAGCCTTCGCTGTCCTCGTTGAAATTGCCCAAGACACCAAGGCCCCAAGTGCTTCTCGCGTAGCCTCTGCCAAGGAAATCCTCGAACGGCACCTTGGCAAATCCACCCAGTTCGTTGAAATGAAGTCTGAGGTCATCGCTGACCCCGTGGCTCGTGCCAAGGAACTCGAGGACCGGCTTAAAGCCTCGTCCTCTCGCTTACTTTCGTAGCGCTTCCACGCTACATGGGTTTAAAACAAGACAACCGTAGGACCTGACCCACCTGCGAACAGAACAAACTGACAAATGCATACCTACAATCCTGACGAACGCGCTGCTATGACCCCGGCAGGGGGCTACCGCCGCGTCACCACCGCTACTCAAGCCGTTGCCGAAGCCACCGGGGGCACGGCAGTCGCGCTCACGGGCCTCTCCTTCCCTATCAAAAAGGGCGAAGTCTGGGCATTCCGCGCAAATCTCCACACCACCGGCGTTTCCGGAGGCGCAAAGGTCTCCATCTCTGGCCCGGCGACGCCAAATCTCCTCGCCGCGACCGTCAAAGGCTTGACTTCCGGCGTGACCGCCTATTCGACCGAACGCCTTACGGCTCTCGATACCCTCTCCGCCGCGTATAACACCTCGGCGGTCTCTGGCCCCATTGAGATCGAAGGTGTCTTCGGCGCCTCTGTCGATGGAACTGTCTCCCTCAACGGCGCCAACGTTACGAACTCGAATTCCTTCGCGTTCCTCGCGGGCTCGACCTTGATCGCGACCCGTATTTCGTAAAACTCTGGAGGGAGGGGACTAACTACCTCTTCCCTCTAACCTTTTTATGGCCATCACACTTAGTCAGCTGGAGTCGGTAGTTGCATCTGCCCGCTTGCCTGTTAAGTTCCTCGGTTGGATTAAGTCTGCCGGGACTCAAGTCGTTGTCAACGAAGACACGCCGTTGCCGGTAACTTCCGCAGCGCCAGCCGCAGGCTCCACCTCGCTTAATACCGGAGCGCTGAACCTTACTTCCTCCCAAGTCGCCCTTTCGACCACGGCTGGAACCATCGCAATTGCGCGAGCAACCCGTCGGAGCGTCCTTATCCGAAATCTTGATACAGCGATCAATGTTTATGTTGGTCCGGCTACTGTGACCGCGGCTAACGGCATGCTTATCAAACCCGGAGAGTCCGTCCCCTATACCTGGATCGGCCTCATTCAAGGCATTGCAGCTTCCGGAACCCCATCCGTCGCCATCGCTGACGAATACGATTAATTTATGCCCGGACCAATCACAGGTTATCCCCAGCCCCTTGCCACGACCGACAGCCCGACGTTTGCGGGGTTGTCGATTAACGGTGTTTCGATTATTCCGACCTATCGCGTGCGGAAGGTCAGTTCCACGGCCCGCACTTCCACGGTGACGTTTGCCGATGACGACGTGCTGACCGCGACCCTCGCCGCGGGCACCTACCACGTCCAGGCACGGCTCCAATTTAGCACCCCTGCCACTTCGTCGGGCGCGAAAGCGCAGTTTGCATTCAGCGGCACCAAGACAAGCCGCGGCGGCGTTGTCACCTTCAGCGATTCCCAAGGCACAAACCCGGTGTATGTCGCGGGCAATGTCAGTGGACAGGATCTCGTGTGGGACGGCATCGGATGGGGTGATGTTCTCGCCGATGCTGGCTTTGAGTTTGATTTCATCTTCGTGGCCGTGACCTCGGGAACGCTCTCCGTGCAATGGGCGCAAAGTGTTTCATCGATCCATGACACGGTGCTCTTTGAAGGCTCGTTTTTCGTCGTCACACCTCTCCCGTAACTCAACCAAAACCCACACTCATCATGAAACTCACCAAACCCTTCGTCGTTCCGCAGGCCTACGCCAGCACCGCAGGTGCGACTCCACTTGTAGTCAGCCTGACGCCCGGAAACTACCGCATCAAAATTCGCGGCGCGCTTGAATGGTTGCACGGCAGCACCGGGCAGATTCGGCTCGAAATGGGCGGGACCGTGGAACTGACGGGGGGTTATGTCGCCGAGGCGTGGAACTCCAATGGCTCGTCACAGAACGATTTCGGTCAGAACCTTTTTGGGCTGAACCTTTCGCCGTGGCCGGATGGCGGCAACCCAGCACGCACGCAAATCACGCTCGATGCGCTGGTGAATGTGACCGTGGCTGGCGATCTGGTCCTGTTGGTTTCGGCTCCAAGCTGGAACGCTGCCGACGCTGTGTTTCTCGACAAGGACTTCGCTATGCTTGCGCTGGTCGAGTAACCCATGCCCCACCACTTCAATAGCTGCCTAATCTTATGACCGCTAAACGAAACGCTGACGGTGTTCTCGAAATCGTCAAACAAGGCTTCGGGACACAAACCTTTCGTGTTGCGTTGCTCGCGGTCTTTGTTTCCCAAACCCCAATCGCTGACGGAGTCTGGTCAACCTTTGGCATGGAAAGCCTTTCTGTTCGTATTGGTCGAATGACCGAGACGGTCAAAACCGCCACAGACGAAGTCACTAACGTCAAGTCTGAGCTTCACCTGATCAAAGCTGACGTCAAAGACCTTCGCGCTAACGCTGCAATCAACGCCGCACGGCTCGATGGAATCGAACAGAGCTTCACCGGTTTCCGCGTTGACTTTCAAAAATACCAAAACAAACAAGTGCAATGAACTGGTCTGGGCCGGTCGCAGGTGCGCTCCTCTCCCTCACTCCTCGTGAACTCGAAATCGTCAAGCTAATCGCCCTCGACCAACCCAACAAAGCCATCGCTGACCAACTCGGTATCGCCTCAAAGACCGTTGAACACTACCGAGCGAACATATATCTCAAGCTCCAAGTCAACTCCGGCATTTCCCTGACCCACCTCGCACTTGCCTTCGGTCTCGTTCCAAATCGCTTTCTCTAACCTTTCCTCATGGCCAAAGACCTCACACCTGACGCGTGGCTCGCTTCGTGGTCCGAAGACGGAACCAATATCACCGTGCCGATCGCGTCAATCACCGGGCTAACCGCGACTGAGGCTGACGTAACCACCGGAGACATTCGTCAGATTCTCCTGAAGCTCCTTTCCCGAATCAAGACTGTCTATGACGGTTTGCCCCCGGCAGATCGTCCAGCTACACTCTTTATTACCGAAGCCCAATCGGCTACGGGCCGCAAGTTCACGATCGAAGTGACTGGCGCTGTCACTACCTTCACTCCCGGAACTGACGTTTAATGACTCTTCAAGTCCACGGTCTTATTCCTTCTGGCGAATCTCGGGCACTCGCCCAGCTCCGCTGCATGGAACTTGAGCAACAGCTCAAGGACGTGGCAGAACTTAAAAGGCTCAAAGAAGAGAACGGTCTTGAATTCTATCGCCCTCACGCGAAGCAGCATAAATTTCATTTGGCGAAAGCCAAGGGTCGTTACCTCCGCACGGGTAATCGCTTTGGCAAATCGGAGTGCGGAATTGTTGAAGACCTCGCTATGGCCTTGGGCGGGCGTTTGTGGTATCGACATGCCTTTGATATTCTCGACGGTGCGGGGAACATAGTCGAGAAACATACGGGCGGGCACAATCATCCGTATGTCACGTCAGGCATTCCACAGCGCCCGCTCAAGATTTTGATCCTAGTTGTGAACTGGGATAAGGCAAAGTCTGTCTTTACGACTCGAGAAAGCTCGTATGAAACCTGGGGAAAGCTCTGGAAGTTTCTTCCCAAGTCCGCAATCGGTAAAGTTACGAATGGTGGTCGCGGCGACCGTGTGGAATCAATCGAAATCATTCGGCCAAAGGAATTCGGCGGAGGGTCTTCAACCATCACCTTTGACACAGTTGAGTCTTACAAGCACTCGAAGACCGGGGGTGAATCGGATGATTGGGACGTTATCCATGTAGATGAGCCGATTCCTGAGACGATGTATAAAGCCTTTGCTCGTGGCCTTATGGATCGCGATGGGGCATATTACTTCACTTGTACCCCACTTGACGAGATGTGGATTAATGATCTTTTCTGTCCGCCGGGTCAGCGCATGGTTAAAGATGCTGACGCGGGAGTTTCGTTTGAGAGGAAATACCTCATCACCGGTTCCATCTATGACAACCCTTACCGGAATGAAGCCGGAGTCAAGGAATTCGAAGCTACCCTTACACGAGAGGAAAAAGCTTGTCGCCTTTATGGCCTGCCTCTCGCATTCGCCGGAATGGTCTATCGAGAGTTCGTCTACGATCTTCACGTCCTGTGCGATGTGCCAAAGGGATGGGAAAATTACCACTTGCCTCCTATCGATCATACCATTCGCGTCGCGTGGGACGTTCATCAGAGAATTCCTCAGGCACTCCTCTTTGCAGCGACGGCGCCAAATGGAGACGCCTTCATCTACGACGAGCAGTATTTCGACTCCCTCATTGACCCTAATGCCACAGCCTTGGCTAAAAAGATCGACGGAAGAAACTGCGTTGATCTCCTTATTGATCCCTTTGCTGTAGTTCCTTGCGCGGTTACCGGAGAATCTGTTCTCGACGAGCTCATGAAGTATGAACTCTGGTTTGAAAAAGCGTCGAAAGACCTTTCCACTGGAGTCTCCCGCGTGCGCGAGCGCCTTGCCGAGCGCCGAGCCAACGGCCAGCCGACGATTTACTTCTCCCCTAATCTCAAACAAACCCTCTTCGAGTTCTCTCACTACGTGTATGACACGGAAAAGAACGAACCGAAGGACAAGGACAATCACATGATGGAGAATCTCTATCGCCTTGTCTTAAATGGCCTTGATTATATCAAGCCAACCGAAGACGGTGAGTTCCGCTCCAAGCCAATCGTCATTTCCCGTGGCGAAGACCTTCGTGGGTTTGCTCCTCGTCCCTCTTACCTCTCATGACTCCCGACGTCGTAACTTCACTTCAAAGCAAAGAGCCTTCTCCCCTTCACGAGAAGATGCTCGAGCTTGTCATGGCGGATATCAAGAAGTCACGTGGGGAAATGTCCAAGAACTATACCACTTGGGACCTTCAAGATCAGGTCTTCCGTGGTGAGCGTTATCTCGATGAGGACGATGTGAAGCAACAGGCTCAGGACAAGCCTACCAAGATGATTGTTCCGAACACTTACGCTCAGGTGATGTCCTTCACCAGCTTCATGTTCCTGATGTTCAAGCAGAATACGAATTTCTTTGAACTGACGCCACGTGGCGATGAGGACTTCGGGAACAAATGGAAAGACTGTGAAGGAGTCATGGCGCATGACTGGAACTATTCCTCCGGTTCGAAGAATCTCTTTCAGAACATCCTTG